AAAATACAATTTTAATCCATCTAAATTGAACAAGGATTTTTGTTTTGTTTTTGAATTAACTACTCCATATAACATCGTTGTTAAACCACACGGTGAATCAAGTGTTGCTTTGTTAACAGCAAGAAACGTAAAGTCACTTGAAGAAGTATCACGAGAAGAATTGATTAACATTGGATCAGTATTAAATGTACCAGTGGTTAAGTCATATGACTTGAATCAAGGCAATATTGGTGCATTATTGCGTACTTTTGAGAACATGGTTTGGCATGATGAAGGTTATGTTGTTTGTGATGCTAACTTTAACCGTGTTAAGGTTAAGAATCCAGCTTATGTTGCTGTCCATCACTTAAAAGGTAAGTCAGCTGAACATAATATCTTAACCATCGTTAAATCAAATGAAATAGAAGAATTTGCTTCTACATTCCCAGACCGTAAGGATGAGTTGTACAAGCTTAAAGAAAACTATGATAAACTTATCAATAAGTTGAACTTGGTATGGGTTGAATTGGAAACAAGAAAGCCAAAAAATATCATGCCAGCTGAAAAGAAAAAGTTTGCTCAAGCAGTATTTGAAGTTTGTGGAAAACACGATATCAAAATATTTACTGGATTATATTTTGGTCTTGCTGATGGTAAGATTGCCTCTGTAGAAGACTTTATGTTTAACTATGATGATAAAGCACTTTATCGTTTGCTTTAATATTTGTTTTTATTTAGATTACCAATATAAATAACCCCATTTATTTCTCTTGTTGTAGCCCATAATGGTTGTAGATTGCTGAGTGCGTTTACAACCATTATATTAGTATTATTATCAAAACTAATAACTGGATTAATATGGTCTATATGCCATTCACCATAGTTATCCCAATTCATTCCATCAGTAAACAAGTTTTCAATATGATTTTTAAGATCAGTAGGTGAATACCCTAATAAATCGATAGTTTTATTTTCTTTATTTTTACCAAATCTTTTGAGAGTATTAGTTAATACACTAATCCATATTTTAATATGTGGTTTTTCTTTATTATATTTCTTTTTATATTTGTTTAATTTTTCACGATTTATTTGACCATATCTTTTCATATAGTCTTTTATTTTGTCTTTATTTTTAGTTCTATAATTTTTTTTATTATTAGATATTTTATCCTTATTTCTTTCTAAGGTTTCAGTTCTTCTAGTTTCAAATTTACCACCTTTATTATATTCTTTATAAAATTCTTTTCTATACTCAGATAATTTTCCTTTATTTTCTATTTGATAATTTTTAATATAAGTCTTAAAATAGTTTTTGTTATTATTTCGGTACTTTTTATTAGTATTATTTTTGCAAATTTTACAAATACTAATATGTTTACCATTTGAGGTATGATATTCGCTAATAGGTTTTTCATTACCACATTTAGTACAGATTTTATTTTCCATTGTTAATAGAGTTAAAATGCTGTTCCAATAACCAATTAATTAGTTGTGACTTATTAATGTCATCCTGTTCCATTTGCTGAAAATTAATGGTTGAGATAGATATGCTTAATTTACCCTTTTTCTCTTCTTTTGGTTTTTTGTTTCGTCCCATATTAGTATGTGTTTATATACTAATAAATATCTTACTTTTTAGTAAAGTTCGCTTTTTGGCGATTTTTATTTTTAAAGTGTTCAGTAAGCAGTGAATCAACCAATTTAGACTTATTATAGTTGCCTTCATCTAATTGTTTAAGGATATTTGGATCAATAGCAATACTGATATGTTTAGAGTCTTTCATAGGTTATAAATATAGTAATATAAAAATAAAAACAAAGTTTTCATTGACATTTTATTGCGTTTTTAGTATCTTTAGACTAAAAACATGGAAAAAGAGTGTGCTGATTTAAAAACAAAATGGGGTAGAAGTTTCTTCCTCTATAAATGTAGACGATATGTACAATTATATCTTATGGTTGAAAAGCTAAAGGAAAGACCAGATATGTGGCATAAGAGAGTTGAATATGGTATCTGCTTTAATCGTTTACGTTTAGCTAAAACTAGGAAAGAAGTAAGAGATATAATTAATAATAGTCAAATTAAAGTTCTTATTAGAAATAAATATTGATATAGATTTGGTAAATTCAATTATTATTCATACCTTTGCATCATAATCTTAAAATATACAAATATGAAAATCGATATCAATGGTGTAAGTATCACCTTAACTGATGAACAGTTAGCTGAAATAGCTAGACAAACCAACAAATTCAGGTCTTATAAAGACATCAAAACACTTGAAGATGCCTATAAACACTTAGGTAAAACACTACCAGATTATACTAATACCAGTTTACGTAAACGTGAAATAGCATTAAGGCATCTTGAAGTAGTGGTTGAAGCCATTAGATCATTTACCAATTGGACACCAAATTTTAGTGATAGGAATCAATCAAAATGGTTTACTTGGTTTAAAGTTGACTGCGGTTTTTCGTATTATGATACTAGTTATTTTAATACTAATACGTATGTTCCATCGGCCCTTTATGTAGAAAGCGATGATCAAGCTAAATTTTTGGGTATTACATTTTTGGACTTGTTTAAGGATTACCTTTTAAACGAAAAATAATTTAACAGACCTTAACCACATTCAGTCCCTTTGCTGATAACAGATTGAGTCTTTGTAATGGAGACTCTTTTTGTTTTAAGTAAAACTATAATTAAATTTGGTAATTTCAAATAATAATCATACCTTTGTATTAAAATAATACCAGTAACCCGAAAATGGTAATAAGAGTAGGGATATTTAACTAAAAATAAAATGAAAAATTTTAAAACTATTATGATTGTAATGATGACATGTATGTCCATCATGATTTTTGGACAAACAAGCACTGATATTCAAAAAGAGCACTCTCCAATTTGTTCAATTTTATATACTGGAAATTTACCATCATTACCAGCTGGTGGTGGTGTGTTTATTCATGCTAAAGAACTATCTTTTTTTACAACAATAAAAGGTGGTACTTCATATTCTGGAGATGGAAGCATTGTTGCTTATGATAATAGTGGAGTTTATCAAATAGGAACTTGGGGTAATGTTGCCACTGGTAAATCAGCTTTTTATACAACAAATAATATATTTAGAATTGATTTTGGTATGGGTTATGCGGTATATCATAAAAATAATTTTTTTGTAAGACCATATATTGGTGTTGGTGTAACAAAAAGATCATCTACAACAGATAAGTTTTTAGAAGCAGAAGATGTCAGCTCTGGTTATAATGTTTTAGGATATTATTGGGTGAATAATGGTTCATCATCAACATCTGAAACAAAAGCAAATTTCACTTTTGGTGTTTTAGCTGAAAAAAGTCACTTTTCATTTGGATTAGGTTATGATTTTAATCCAAAAGGGGTTGTTTTATTGGCTGGATTTAATTTTTAATAAATATAGGGGTTGAGATGAAAATCCTTTAAAGAGTAATCACAAAATAAAACAAATAATGAAAAATATTAGATTTATTATAATAGCACTTATAATGTGTTTTACGTTGACAGTTTTTGGACAAGACACATTAAAATATTCCGATCTTCAAGGGAGTATTCGACCAAAAACAACAACAGAATTCACAGTCTACCAAGCAAAAGATGGTTCAATTTATAAAATTGGCGATACATTAACAATTGGTGTTCCCTCATCAAATAAAACATTTGCATATATTACTCAGGGTGATGGTTTGATTACACCAATAACACCATTATTTGCTTCAGCTAGTGGTGATAAAACAATAATTAAACGATTTGATGTTGTTGGTACTAAAAAAAGTGGGTTTTATGTATCTGTTAGAAGTAAAGGATATTATGGTGCTCTAACAGGTAATTATTCTTCAAAATTTGAAATAGCAATTGAAAATGGTGAGATTAAATCATTTGGAATGACAAGTGATGAAGCACTTGCTGAACTTAAAAAATGGAAAGATAAACTTGATTTAGGATTGATTACACAGGCTGAATATGATGCAAAGAAAGCTGAATTAATTAAGTTCATCAAATAATTAATTTTGTATTAATAAAGATTGAAATCTCAATATAAAGTATGAATATAAAAGAATCATTTAAGAATCAATCACTATATATGGGTAATATGATATCCATATCAAAAACAATGTATAGAGATGCTAATCCGAAGAGTGTTTGTGTTTTTAATGCTAATGTTATAACACTAAAAGAAGGAAAGGTTTGGTGGGGTGATTTGGATTTAACCAAGCATGGTGAAGCATTGAAAGCAGTTGCAGCTGAAATCGGTGAACCAATTTATGTTCTTCGAGAATCAGATGGTTATTATGAAGGCCAAGATGCTTCTTTGTTGATTGGCAAAGCAGTTTGGAACACAACTCAAGAAATACCTACATTATAATTTATTTGGATTAACCAAATAGTTTTACTACCTTTGTATCATGAAAGAAGACTACGAAAAAATGAAGATAGCTTTACGCTATTGGTTAATGGGTAGAGGATATTACAAAGCAGCTGAAGCTATGGCTTTTGCTGAAAAGTTTCATAATGGAACTCGTAAAGATGGTCAGCATGAATTTTCCCATCAAGTTTCTCAAGCAAATTTAGCTAGAACACTCGTTCATCATTTCAATTTTAAAGAAGAAGTTTTCATTGTAATCTTTCTTCATGATATATGTGAAGATAAAGGAATATCATTTGAAGAAATCAATCAACGTTTTGGTGAAAGGGTAACCAATGCAGTTAGATTGATGACTAAGGTTTATCAAGGTGTTAAAGTCCCTAATGAACAATACTATCCAGCAATGGCTGAGTGTGAAATCACAAGTGTCTGTAAGGGATTTGATCGAGTTCATAATCTTATGTCCATGCTGAATGGCTTTAAGCCAGAAAAAAGAATGTCTTACATTCAAGAAACAAAAGAATTTACAATTCCAATGCTTAAATTGGCAAGACGTAATTTCCCACATCAAGAAGGTGTCTATGAGAACATTAAATTTATCATGACTAATCAAATTCAATTGTATTTAGCACTAAATGAAAAACATTTAGAGACATTAAAATAAATTCACTTATGAATAAGAAAATTGTAATACTAGGTGGTGGAACATTTTCACATCTTAGAACACATTTGGCCCTAGCAACACCAGCATTTGGTGAAACAGCAAAATCTTTATATGAAAAATGTAAAGAAAAGTTCACCAATATGGATGTTGAATTGATTCTGACAAAGATGGCTGATTCAACATCTAAAATCGTCACCAACGAAGATGTATCTAATTTGGTTGATAAGCTTATCAATGATAACACTGTTAAAGCTATTTTCTTTAATGTTGCATTATGTGATTTCGATGGTAAGATCAATGGAATTGAATCTGGCAAGTATGCTGAGAGATTAAAGACACTTGAAGGTGATGCTTTCATTTATATTTCACCAGCAGCCAAGATCATTAATAAGATACGAGCTAACAGAAAAGATATCTTCTTGGTTGGTTTCAAAACTACATCCAATGCAACAAAACAAGAACAATTCAGCGATGGATTAAATCTCTTGAAGAAGAGTTCAGCGAATATTGTATTGGCAAATGATGTTGTAACAAGAAGTAATTTTATCATCACACCAGAAGAAGGTGTTTATGGTAAAGACATGACACGAGATGAGTGTTTAGTCGAATTGGTTGATATCACTTATTATCGTACTCATTTGACCTTTACACGATCAACGGTGGTAAAAGGTAATCCAGTTTCATGGAGTGATGAACGAATCCCAGCAACGTTACGAACAGTAATTAACTGGTGTGTTGAACATAACGCTTATAAAGAATTCAATGGAGCAACTACGGGTCACTTTGCAGTTAAGCTTGAATCAAATAAATTTCTGACTTCAATTCGTAAAACCAATTTCAATAACATTGATAAAAATGGAATGGTATTGGTTGAAACTGATGGTGATGACAATGTAATTGCTTATGGTTCAAAACCATCAGTTGGTGGACAATCACAACGAATAATTTTCAATCGTTATAATGATTGCAATTCAATTGTTCACTTCCATTGTCCATTAAAAGAAGGCAATGTCAATAACATTCCAATCGTTTCACAAAGAGAATACGAATGTGGTTCTCACCAATGTGGTGAAAATACGGCTAATGGTTTAGGCAAATTTGGCAACCTGTATTGTGTTATGTTGGATAATCATGGGCCTAATATCGTCTTCAATGATTCAATTGACCCTAAAGAAGTAATTGACTTTATCACAAATAATTTTGATCTGAATAAATCAACCTCTGGTTTTGAGAAGGTTTATCTTGGATTAAAAGATTTGGAGATGTCAGAATAAATACTTACCTTTGCAATAATAAACTAAATACTTGATGATGAGCATTAAAAATATTTTCGATGAGATTAACGCTGTATCTGGCGATAAAGATAAGATGGCTGTTCTAGCTAAGCATAAGGATAATAAGCTTTTGAAGCGTGTGCTTTATTTGTGTAAGTCTAAACGTGTAAAATTTTACATTAAACAATTACCAGAATATACGCCAAATGGTGGTCATTCATTAGATATGGCAATCATTGGATTAGATGCATTATCTAGTCGAAAAGTAACAGGTAGTGAAGCAACTGGTTATTTGAAATCAATACTTACATCGTTAAATGAAGATGATGCATATATCATTGAACGTATCATTGACAAGGACCCTAAGATTGGTATGGGAACTACTTTTATCAACAAGGTTTATAAGGTTGATAAAAAGACTCCAGACTTGATTGAAGATACTCCATATATGGGTGCTATTTCATTTGATGAAAAGAAAGCACGTGAAGTTTTTAAAGGTGGTAAAAAAGGTGTTTCCCAAATTAAGATGGATGGCCGATACTGCAATGCTATTATTCGTAATGGTGATGTTGAATTGGAAAGTCGTAGTGGTGAAACGACAGCTGTTGCTGGTGCTAAATTTTTAGCTGAGCTTGCTAAGTTTGATGATTGTGTATTGAACGGTGAATTGACAATGGATGGTGTACCTCGTTATGAAAGTAACGGAATGATTGCGTCAATCATTGATATCTGTGGTAAGAAAGCTGAACGTACAGAAAAAGAACATGCTAAGAAACTTGAAGTTTTTGAGAAAAAACACGGAAACTTTGAAGAAGCATTAAATAAAATTCGTTATACGGTATGGGATACTATTACTGTTGATGAATACTTTGATAAAGAATCAAAAACTCCTTATTACATTCGTTTAGATAATGCTAAGGAGCTTATCAGCAATTCAAGAGCAACTATGGTTCGATTAATTGAATCTAAAGTGGTTGGTTCTTATGCTGAGGCAATGGAACACTTTCAAGAAGTTCTTGCAACTGAAGTTGATGGTGTACCTCAAGAAGGAACCATTCTCAAATCAATGGATGGAGAATGGAAAGATGGTAAACCAACATGGCAAATCAAGATGAAACTTGAAATGGATGTGGATTTACGAATTGTAGGATTTAACTTTGGAACAAAGGGTTCAAAAAACGAACATGTGATTTCTAGTTTAAGCTGTGAATCTTCTGATGGATTGGTAAAGACTCGTCCACAGGGTATTACTGAAGCTAAAATGCAAGAGATTACGGATAATCAAGCTACTTGGCTTGGCAAGGTGGTTCAAGTTAAATGCAATGGTCTTTCAAGCAATTCAAGTGGTGAATATTCATTGATGTACCCAGCTTTTGTGTCTTTGCGTGACGATAAAGATACTTGTGATAGTCTTGAATCAATCAAATCGATTGAGAACATGGTTAAATCATTAACAACTGCGTAATACCTGAATTAATCTATTAATACAAACTAAAAAATAAAAATGAAAAAATTTTTTACACTTGCCTTGATTTGCTTAACCTTTGTAGTTAACGCACAAACAGATTCATGTAATTTACATCCTTATGCCTCTATTGGCATTTCGGTGACAAATTCAAATAATTTTAAATTCTCATCATACCCTTCTATTGAACTAGGTATCATACCTAAAAACTTAGCTTATGGTCTTGTAATTGGCCGTGGTAATTTGCTTGGTATTTGGAAAACAGGTGATGTTATTCAAAATTATTATTTTGAATGTAAAACAAGTATTTATTTTCCAATTGGACCTGTAACAGGTAGCTTGATTTTTGGTTATGGTGAATTTTGTAATACTAGACACAATTTTATTGAATATGGTTTTGGTGCTTCTCTATCACAAGGAAAACTTGGGTATGGTGTAACATTTTCCAATTGGGATGGTGCGAATTATTTAACACCAGCGATTACCCTTAATTTTTAACTATGGTTAGAATATACGATAAGATCAAGTATACATTAAAAGAAGTTGCTCCTAGTATTTGGTTAGTAGAATGTGATGATTCATTTGATTTAGCAATGTTATTTTGCCGTTATCAAGAATTTTATGAATCACCATTTACTGGAATTAAGGGTAAGGTATTTAATATGTTTGATTATATTCGTTTTTATTCTAGAAAAAATAAAAACAAATTTACATATGCTGAAGATTGGAGAGGTTTCAATATTCCAAGTGATGTAATATACGAAATATTATCATACGATTCAGATACAATTTGTTTAAACATTTATGATCACGAAATGTTTAATATTGTCAAGAGAATAAATGGTATTTCATTAAAACCATTTTATTTGATTGGAGTTAAAAAAGGTGATACGGCAACTATAAAACATGAAATGGCACATGGTTTTTATAGCACAAATAAAGACTATCATGATGCCATGATTAAATTACTCAAATCAATACCTTTAACACTAAGAAAAAAGGCGTTTATTTGTTTTAAAAAAATGGGTTATAATAAAGCTGTTCATATGGATGAATTGCATGCCTATTTGATTGATTCATTAATGATAAAGATTTGAAACCAGTGAAAGAACAATTAAAAGAATATCAACCAATATTCAAAAAAACATTTAATAAATATTACAATGAAAAAGCACATTAGCTTCCCAAGTATCGAACAATTCAGAAATGTTGTTACCAATATCAACCGACAATTTAATTTTGTTGGATTAGATGACAATGGTGATGCTATCTATGATCATAATAAGATTAAGCCTAAGCTTACCTTTACTGGTAGTGTAAAGCTTCATGGAACCAACGCTAGTATTTGTTACAATCGTATTGATGGTCTTTGGATTCAATCACGTGAGAACATTATTACGCCAGAACAAGATAATGCTGGATTTGCATTTTTTGTTGTATCTAATCAAGGTGTATTTTCAACCTTAATGGCTGAAATCATGGTTAAAAACAATCTTGATATGGATCAAAATACTATTTCTATTTATGGAGAATGGTGTGGTGGTAACATTCAAAAAGGTGTTGGAATTTGCAATCTTGAAAAATCATTTTTCATCTTTGGTGTTAAGATTACACCACACTTTGTTGGTGAAGAATTAGCAGTAAATGAAAAACCACCAGTAGCATACTGGGTTGATCATACTTATTTAAAATCACCAGCAAATAAGGTTTACAATATCAGTGATTACAAAACCTTCAGCATTGAGATCGATTTCAATTATCCAGAAATGGTTCAAAACAAGTTAGGCGAATTAACGCTTGAAGTGGAAGAAGAATGTCCTGTTGCGAAAGCATTTGGTTTTTCTGGTGTTGGTGAAGGTATTGTATGGGCTTGTGAATTCAATGGAGTCGTTCATAGATTCAAAGTAAAGGGATCACTTCATGCTGCTAAATCTAAAGTAAAAACACTAAGTAAAGTTGATGATGTTAAAATAACAAAAGCTAGAGAGATTGCTGATAAAGTAACACCAAATTGGAGACTTGATCAAATGATTGAAAAATCATGTGATTTAATGAATGGTGGTGAACTTGATAGAGCTAAGTTAGGTATATATCTTAAGTTGGTTATGGATGATGTGCTTAAAGAAGATTTAGATATCTTAGTTGAAGCTGGTTTAGAACCAAAAGATGTATCTAAATATGTGTCTGAAATAGCTAGACGTTATTTCTTTGACCAAGAAAAGGTTTAGTTAAATCGTTTCCGTAAATTGCATACCAACCTGTATATTTAACATAAGCTTCTTTTCTAGGAGCTTGTGTTGTATATAATGGTAAGCCTTTATTCTGTATTGATTTAATAAGAACACGAATAGGTAAATCATGTTTAGTACATAACGTTGTTAAATCAATACGTTGACATTGGTACATAACTTCATCATATTGATTATAGATAATAACATCATCTAATCTTTGTTTAGGATTAACATAACCTTTTAAATAATTATCTTTTTGTTTGGTAGCTGATTTAGCAGCTAACTTACTAAAACAATCTGGGTCTTCGGCTAACATGGTCTTGATTCTCTTTTCAGATATAATAGTTAAGTCTTGTGATTGTTTCGTTCTTTTCATTTTAGCAATTGCTTTCATTTTAACGTGTTCTGGTAACGTAGACATACCAAACCCACCCTTAGATAGATTATATGTATCTCGTCTGTTAATAAAAGCTTCTGAGACCAGTTCTTTCTCTTTATTAATCATTTCTGTTTTGTTATTATAAACAAATAGAATTTCTTTTTTAAAGTTATTAGAACCGTATTTCTTGATGGATTGTTTTAATAAGATACCAGAACCTAAATAAGAATCATCAAGGTCTTCAGTTTCATGAAGACCAATATAAATCTTATTATTGATTATATTGGTGGTTTTATATACGGTATAAAACATTACTTTTTAATATCATTAAAATGCTGTTCTAACAACCAATTAATTAGTCGTGACTTATTAATTCCATCCTGTTCCATTTGTTGGAAATTGATGGTGGAGATGGATATGCTTAATTTACCTTTCTTTTCTTCTTTTGACTTTTTGTTTCGTCCCATATTAGTATTGTTTATATACTAATAAATATGTTACTTTTTAGAAAAAGTCGCTTTTTGGCGATTTTTATTTTTAAAGTACTTAGTCAATAATCCATCAATAAGCTTGGATTTATTATAGTCACCTTTATCTAATAGTTTAATGATATCTGGATCAATGGCAATACTTATGTGTTTATTGTCTTTCATAAGTATAAATATAATTATTAAAACAATTTTAGTCAATACTTGTTTATTTTGTTAATAATTCGTATGTTTGCAATATGGGTCAAATACTAGCAAAAACTAATGGAATAACCTTAGTTGATCATTCGCTTTTAGTTTCAAGATTTGCTGTTGAAATAGCAAATCAATCTTTATTGGTTAAAGATGATGAATTAATTGAAACTATCAGATTATCAGGATTATTACATGATATTGGGAAATGCACTTCTCAATTCCAAAAAAAATTAGGTATTATAAATATTGATGAAAATAATTTAGAAGCAAAATTAAAATATCGTCATAATGAAGTTGGTTGGGCATTTTTAAGCAGATATTTAGATTTACCAAAAAAACAATTATCTATAATTCTTGATAGTGTATATTGGCATCATGGAATTTCTAATAAATTATGTGGTTATAATGACACTGATGTAAAAATATCTGAATCAGATACTAAAATAATGTTAAATTATTTAATTAGTATTGTTGGTGAATTACACGTTCATGAAAAGGAATATAAACCTAAAAAAGCACCTAAATATTATGTAACAGGTGATGAAGCAGATGAAATAAATTCTTTTCGTTTGTTAACCAGAACTTGTTTAATATCTGCTGATAGATTAGCATCTAGTATTGATAATCTTGATATAAGCGATATTGAAATTGAAGAAATGATTAAAAACGCCAATATAAGATGTTGTGATATTGATATTACTAAACACAAATTTTATGGTAATGACCGCTTCAATCAACAAGAAAACATTGTTCTTAATGTTGAAAGAACAACGCAAATTAATGCACCAGCTGGATTTGGTAAAACAATTCTTGGATTATTATGGAATTTTAAGACTAATAGAAAATTAATCTGGGTTTGTCCTAGAAATATAGTTGCTGAATCAGTTTACAAATCAATTCTAGAAGAAATAGATAATTTTGGTATTGATTATCTATCAGTTGAATTATATACTGGAGGCGAAGTTAAAGCTTGTAACCCATTATTCGAAAGTGATTTCTCATCAGACATTATTGTTACAAATATTGATAATTATTTATCACCTAGTGTGGATAATAGACATGGTAGTCGTCTATATACCATTATCAATGCAGATGTTGTATTTGATGAATATCATGAATTAGTTGGTGACACAGCTTTATTTGCTTGTTTTATTAATATAATGAAAACAAGAAATACTCTTACCAATAGCAATACGTTATTATTATCAGCAACTGGAACTCACATGTATCGTTTATGGGATTCTCAATTACAGAAAACATTAATTTTGCCAAGTATTGGTAAACATTATTCAGCACCTCATAATAAGAAATATTTGTTAAAAACTGAATCTGAGATCAAATTGATCAAAATTGATGATAATAATTTAATTGTCTTAAATTCCATTGGTACTGCCCAAATACATAAAAGTACATTAGATGCTGGATTACTTCTTCATAGTAAATTTGAAGACTTGGATAAAGATTTTAATGTGAATCAATTATATCGTTTTTACGGTAAACAAAGTGATCGTAATATAATAAAACCAAATGTAGTTGGTACACATATTATACAAGCTAGTTTAGATGTTTCGTTTAATAATTTATATGAATCTGTGTTATCTCCTCAAAGCTCATTACAACGTATCGGTAGATGTGACAGATGGGGTGATTATTTAGGTGAATCTACCATCAATATTGTCAGACTAGTCAATAAAGCTGAAACTAGTATGCGTGATTTGTTGTACACAAATAATTTATCCAATTCGTGGTTTGAATATATTTCCAAATTTAATAACCAGAAATTAACCCTTGATGAAATATATATAATTTACAATGATTTCGAGATGAATCACGAAAAAACCTTATTTGCATATTTAAGTGATGAATATAATACAAGTTCAGAGTCTCTTCAATTCATTTATCCAGTTAAATTTTTTAATATTAGAAAAAGCGATAATAAGACAGCTGGTGGTAATAAATTACGTTCAAGTAGTTTTGAGGTATTTGTCATCTGTAAGTATTTCAATAGCGATAAATTTACTAATCCATTTAGTATCAGTGTTAGGGAAAACAATTTTACTGAAGAATTTCATGAAGATGAAGGAACATTTAAAAGAATGATTGGTACAATGAAAATTCTCAGAGACACCAATGATGATCGTTTCGATTATAATGAAATTATCTCCAATAAAAAATATGCAACGCTTGATATTATCAGAAAATTAGGTAAAAAATCAAATACACCATATATTAGATTTGATAAAATATATCATCCAATTTATGGGGAGATTTCACCAGAAAGATTATCAACACTTAAAAATTATTAATATATTTAAAACAAATAACAATTTAAATACAAAAAAATGAAAAAAGCTAAAAACATATTATTCAGAATGAAATTAAAAGGTAATGGAGTTGTTAACTTTGATAGTTCTGATCAGAAATTCATGTTTAATGGTACAAATCTTGTAAATATGAAAACAATGCATGATAATACATCTTATGCTAAGAAGAAATTTTATAGAGATGGTGATAAAACATCATATAAAATTAGTATTTCATCTGATTGTATTAGACACGATATATTCAAAGAAGATGTTCTATTTCAATCACCAAACGTTATTAATAACGAACATTTATTATATTCATTTATTGCTTCCCCAGCATCAATTATCAGAGGCTATTTATTCGCTAACGAAACAGAAACCCTCAAACGAAAAGGTGTTTTATGTATTACAGATGCAGAACAGACATGTAATGCTGTAAGCTCAATTGAAACCTTTTCAAGAAGTGGTTTTAAAAATACCGATGCTGAGAAAACAGATAATTCATTTTATAAAAAAGAAGTTGTCGGTGAAATTGAATATGCAACAATTGGTAATATTGATTTGATGCAATTACAATTTATTAGTTGTGATCAAATTTTTGATAGATTTTCTTTTAATCCTGATATGTTTAATATCTACAAACAATTTTTAAAAGCTAAGATGCCATCCTTTGACAGTGAATTGG